GGAGTCTCTGCTTTAAGTAACTACGATCTAAAGTGGAACCTGGACAGTTCCCGCTGGTCGGCGAGACCGCGCGACACGCGCGTCTTTCCGTTCCAGTCGTTTCTTGCGTTCCATTCGTTCTTCACGCGCACGCTGAAGAATGACGGACGCAGGAATTCGCCGCACCTCTATCCCGTGATCTTTCAAGACCGAAAGAATACCAGGAGATAGAGACCGTGGCAATATCCGCACTTTCCACGGAGAAGGAGCTTCCTCCTTCCGTGGTTTGAAAGTCATCAATTGAGGCAAACTATCGACATATTGTCGCAGTAACTCAAATGATGCAACTAGCTCACCGTACGTGCTAGAAGTACGTATGTGATCTAGATAAGGAACTAGGAAATCGAACAAGTGACGAGATAGTTCGGCCATGTCGTACGAAAGTGATTCCACTTTCGCCTCTTGGCCACCTACTGCCTCGTAACCGAAACCCCAGAGACCAAGTTTTGCCTTAAGAGGCGCAACTTCTTCCCTGAGAGCGATTACCCTAGCCATCACATCAGAGATATAGCTTCTCGCCTGTTCCACAGCCAACTCAATGTGGAGCGGAGAAGCAGTCTTCTGACTGATAAGCGCGAATCTTTCGCGACCTTCCTTCTCATCTACTAGGTCGTTAACCTCCCGTATGGATACACCGTGAGAAATCGCGGTCAACCATAGATAAATGGAGGCACCTACATCTGCCCCAAGCATCGCCGAACTCGGCGAGCCTGGAGTGAGTAGGGTTCGAACTATAGAACCTGCTGTCGCACCGAAGCGCCAACGCTTCATCTCGTAAGAGATTGAAGCATATTGACCATCGTCAACAAGAATTCGAACGAACCTTGTTACGATGCTATTCGACACGGATGGCCATCGTGAGATGACTTGTCTAGCAAACTCTATAGCGCCAAGAGGCTTCTGAACGGCCAAGTCCGCCTTCAGTGATACAGGCGAAATATTGACTCCATTCAACCAGTTTTGATTTGCAAACTGGAAGAAACCTTTAGCACCAGCAAATGACTTCGCAAGGCCTACCGGTATCTCGAGGCCATTAGTGACTTTGAGGTACGATTCAGCAACCTTCTCATTGGCGATGACGACGTCATCACCAAGGATAAGGTAATCCTTGAAACGAAGAGGATCCAATCCTACTAGCCATGCGGCGTAGAGAACGATCAAATGGTGAGTTATAGCTAAGGCCGGCCAAGAAGATTTTATTCCCATTGGTTGGCCTCGAGTGTAACGGTGATACGTGGTATCACCATCCACTCCCGTAAACTTACACCGTGGCTCCTTGTAAAAGAATTCACGATCGGTAAGTAATCGTAACCA